TGAAATGATGATTTTTGACGAATTTCAATCAGAGACAGAACATTATTGTCCTAATGAGATAAGCAAATTATTATCTATTCATACATCAATAGCTAGAGGAAATGGTGAGCAGGTAAGACGTGTTCCATTGTATATGCTTTCAAATAAAGTTAGCTTAATCAATCCCTACTATCTTTCTCTAGGTATTAGTGACAGACTTAGGGAAGATACTAAGTACCTCAAGGGAGATGGATTTGTTTTAGAGCAAACGTTCATGGAAGAGGTTGCTAATATTCAGTTAAATAGTGCTTTCAATAGAGCTTTTAAGAGTGAAGATTATGTAGCTTATTCTGCAATGAATGTATACCTTAATGATAGTACAGCTTTTATTGATAAGCCTACTGGTATTTCTTCATATATCGCAACAATCAAACACAATGACAATGAGTATGCAGTGAGATATTATCCTAAAGAATCATTGTACTTTATGGATAAATCTGTTGACAAGGATTTTAAGGTCAAACTTACTTTCAATGCTGTTAGTCATGATGCTAATTATATTATGGTAGGTACTAGTAATCCATATGTACTAATGCTTAAAAATATTTTTGAACGAGGAATGTTCAGATTCAAGAACCAAGAATGTAAACATGTGTTCTTTGAAATGTTAAGATATTCAACTGTATAAGGTTGTTCTGTAAATCGTCTTGCACTGATGGTCACTGGGTAGCACATCTTGATTGATGCCAGTGGGGTCGAACGTTTTGCTAACGGAACTGTAAGCGGTTTACTTGTGAATAACACGAAAGGAGATAGATTTATTTCTATCTCCTTTTATTATTACATAAAGTCTCTCATTGTGAAATCTGTTTCATCAAGTATAACACCACCTTTAATGTTACGTGGTATTAACTTTGATGGTATTGTTAGTCCTATGTCAAAATCTTTTAGTGTTCGTTTTTCTTTTAAGAAGTCTTTGTACTTTTCTTTTTCTTTATCTGATAGCACCAATTTTGTATCCTTTGTGATAAATTCCTCTCCCATAGAAGATAACAATAAACGTTTGCAGGATTGTGGCATACCTGCGCACTTTACATTGTAATAAGGATGCTCAATCGGTACTAAATCTTCGTGCGTTACATGTTCAATATAAGTCTTTTGCCTTATGAACTTTGCGGTGTCCCAACATGATTCAAGTTTCCAACAACAGAAAGCATTATCGTGTACTTTTATTCCTTGTATCTTATTAGGGGGCAAGTCACAGTGAATACTATCTGTGTCTGCGTACTTGAAACCTGCGTTCTCTACACCATGAAAGTTAGCTTGAGCTGCTCTGATTGTGAAGTTCCTACTGTATGATGTTATTGCTGAACCACATGCAATAAATACTGGGGTCTTTTCGTTCTCAGTTATTATCTTGTAGTGTAGAGTTTCATCCTCTAACAGTTCTGCAACTTTAAATGAACTAATAGTCGAGGTTGCTAGTTTACCATAGAGGTTATTCAAGAACAACTTTGCCTCTGTTCTTTTTGCACCTTTGTTATTCATTTTAATCTCCTTGTATTTGTCGATGTAGGTATCAAATATACCACTATCTGCAAAGAACCAACATCCATCTAATAACTCGAAGTCATACAAGTCATAATGTTCTTTTAATAACTGGTAGTCTGTGCAGGTCAATGTTAGTTCAACTGCGGTATCAACTAGCTCTCCATTTGCATTGTAATATTGAGAATAATATTTGCCTGTTCTTTTGTCATATACATCTGATGTCTCTAGCATCTCTGTCGAACGATAATGTTTGTTCTTCTTTATCTGTACGAATGGTAGTTTTCCTTCTTTAAGATAGAATCGACAGCGTATTCGTACAAAGTAATAGCGATTAGGTTTCAATGCTTGTGATGGTATTTTACTACCACTCCAAAAAGTAGGAAGTCCAAGAGGGTATTTGTTGCCACTCTCACTGTGCATCATACTTGGGTACAAACTATTAACATCTGCTGTTGTACCATTGTGGTATTCTTTAGCACTAGCGCCCCTTACAAGATAACACCATCCGCCTCTGTATGATTTGCGAATGTATTCGTCAGCATTTGAACTCCCATAAATTGCAGGGTCAAGCTCAACATCTTGTAACTTAGGAAAGAATGTATTCCAGTCGTATTTGCCTAGTATGTTCTTGTACTCTGCTAAACAACAAGCACCGATAGTTAATTTGTTGTGACCATCTGCAAACATTATGTTCAAGGCTTCTTTAAGAACTAGTACATCATTTTTGATGTATTCCATTTCATCATTAGTTATTTCACAACCTGCATACCTTTCTCCCTCGTATTCCATTTCTAGTTTCTGATGCTCTGTCTTAAATGCTATTCCTATTTCCTTTAATGTAAATGGCAAGAGCTTCAAGCTATCCTTGAGAATGTACTTGTGAGATTTATACTTGAATGTTACTGTGTACCATTGACCCATTGATGATATGGAATATATAAGTTCCTTTTCCAGTAATTTCCTTGGGTCTTTCCAAGTTAGTTCTGTGTCGGATATATACTCAAAGGCTTGCGTGAAACCTTTCTCAGATATGAGGAACGACAGCCAAAAATTACCATCAAATTTTAGATTGTGGTAGTACAACACTGCATCCTCGTCTTGTTCTACTAAATAGTCTAATGTTTCTTGTAAAGAATGATGAACAATCGGCTCGTCACTGTCCAATGGTACTAATGCGCTTGCCCATGCCTCTGTACTTGTCTGACCCTCATATACTGTGGTTTCAAGGTCTGCACAGTATATCTTCATGTTGCCCCTCTTTTAGTGTATTGTTACTAGTACATCTGTCATAACAGCTGTGAAAAATTCAATGCACATATCAAGGTACACATCACACTCACTTGCTGTCATTTGATGGTCTGATATTATGCTATCGTAGTCAGAATGTTTTACCATAGCATCTGCAACAATATCGAATCCATTTGCACCTATTTCTTCTGCTGTTTGCCACAAGCTATCCCACATAGACATACACTCTAGGTACTTAGGTATGATGTGATTGTTTAAAAACTCTTGTTGATTCTTATGTGGCGAACGTGATAAGGTGTCCTTGTATATGTTTGATATTGATTCTTTAAGATGTAAAAGAACATCTTTTCCATACTGTAACGGCTCTGTTGGTGGTGGGGGTGCTGACCTGCGATTATCCCATTCCTTTGCTATCTGATTGACATTAGGTATGTCTGCATACCCCTCAGCTTGTAAGTTCTTCCTTAGTTCTTTCCATTCCTTCTTGATTCTTTTTACTGATTTAGATGTCGGTTTCTTTAACTCTTTTACTTCTTCTCCAAAATACTTAAATGCTTTAACATACTTATCATATGTATCTTTATTCTTTTGAGCTAAAGTAACTTTCTTTTTCGCCATGATGTACCCCTCTCATTAGAAACCTAATCTACATCCTTTTGTTACAATATCATTTATAAGCTCTTGATGATTGTTGTCGAATTTGATAGTGTAAACTTCGTCATACAATTCACAGTATTTACGTGCTATCTCTGAAGGTACTATGTCTCCTGCTATAAGACCAAGATTGACTATACTTCTTGCCATACCATCATCAGTATAATTCATTCCTACTAATAGTAACATCATTTCTCCTTTCTTGTTTCACGTGAAACATTCTATGATTTGTTCTGCATCTAAGAACTGTGGTGGACAATCTATTATACACCCTTTTCCTGCCTTATAGAAGTGACAGCTTTTACAGCGCTTATGTTCTTTGCACTCATTTTTGATTAGTGCTATTGTACGTATTATTGCTTGTTTATCTTCATTTCTCATTATTCACTCCGATTGCAACTATTATTAGTGCAAATAATACACCACATAAAAATGCAAATAATAATTTCATTATTTCTTTCTCCTTTGTCAAAAATACCCCAGTACCATATTGTGTCGGTACTGAGGTACTTTGAGATTATGCCCTATTGAGTTTTATTATTCTGTTTTCCTTAGATAAGTGAGCAAGTGAGAATCTCTTTACCATTGTACTTCTTTGATGGTGTAAGATTAAACTCAAGACCCCACTCCTCTGTCTCGTCTTTCATTTCCTTGAGAATCTCAGTGAATGAGTTCCATGCAGGCTCAGAAGATGTGTAGTATTTGTTACCTGCCTTGTCAATGAACAGATAAACAGTGTAGTCCTTATTATCTGCTGATTCATTGTGCACGTCTACAATAGCATACTCTGCATAGTCAACTGTTGCCTTTCCATCATTAGCTCTGCACTCCTTAACGTAGTCAACTAATGATGTTGCATTGGAGAGGTCTTTGTACATAACTCTCTCCTTAGCTGATAACTCCCTTGAACTCTCTCTGATTACCGCTGAAAAATTTGATACCTTTTCTTTTGCCATTGTTCATATTCTCCTTTTCTTTTAATGAGTGTTTGTTGTCAAATTAGTTTTCTGATTCTTCTTCTGTTTCTGTTGCAAGAGGCTTTCTTGTCTCAGGGTCAAGCTCAATAGCCATCTCCATGAACTTAGATGTGTCAAGACCGAACAGCTTGTTCATTGGTGCAAACTCAACTACACTAAGTAGGATAAGACCACTGTCCTTGATAGCCTTTGTGACAGCCTTTTTAACTCCATCCTTATCATCCTCTGCAAAAGCCTTGGAAATAAGAATTTCATCTGTTGTGATTGCCTCTGTTGCAGGGTCAATCAGCTTTACTGTTGCCTTTGTTCCTAATACTGTTCTTGTTACCATGTCTCTTCTCATAATTTTCTTCTCCTTTTCTTTTTTCTTTATGAGTTGTCAGTTACATTGTTTCACGTGAAACATCATGAAGCGTAGTAGCTAATGGGGATTAGTTTTGGTGTTATGATGTTCACGCTAAAGGTTGCGCAGGATTTGATACCTGCATCAAGCGGTGTCAGCTCAAATGCTTGGACTTTCTTAGTCGAGCAACCTAGATTGAGGATTTGTAGCTTTTATGGCGATTCTCAATTTTGAGGGGCATAGTCTTGTTTGAGGTCAAACTTGACTACTCTTTAATTATAAGGCTGTTTAAGCGATTTGTCAACAATAAGTTTCTGTTTAATTGTTG